AAGCATAGTCGGCAAAGGCTATAGAAAGGACAATTATGAGTGTATCACTGGCGGAAGTTATTGAAGCGGGTGGCTATGATTTGACCACGGTTGAAGATTCGCGGTGGCTGGTCGCAACTCAGTCAGAGTATGCGGGGCTTATTGAAACCGCTGAGGCAATTATCGAAAAGGAGGGAAATAATGAGTAACCATAATCGATTCGACGAGTACCACCGCAGGACTTGCGACGATTGTACCCGCGACTACTTGGACTTTTTGCAAGATCAAGCAGACGACGCGCGGTTAGATGAAACGGGGGCGGTATGATCGGCGGTTACATCGAAACACCTAAACCGCCGGTGGTGGTACGGGGCACATATAAAGCTGAAGAAACAAAAACGGAAAAGGACGAGTTCGACATGAACAAAGAGCAATTTATCAAGACTAAATCGATGCACAAAGTCGAGATCGTCAAATTGAAACAGGATATCAAAAAGCATAAGCTTTTGATTAAGCAAGCGAGAATTATATATAAATTAGGTAAAATGAAAGAAGTAAAATAATGGCAGGCACAATGTTGGGTGGTCAAAAAGCATCAGTAAAAAATTTAGCACGCGACCCTAATTTCTATCGGAAAATCGGTCGTATCGGTGGACGCAATGGACACACGGGTGGTTTTGCCGCCAACCGAGAGCTTGCGCGTATCGCGGGAGCGAAAGGTGGCAGGATTAGCCGTCGATCAGCAATTAAGAAAGTGCAAGGGCACGATGGGAGTAATTATGAAAAACGAGTTAGTAGTCAAGTTTGAGAAAAATCAGCAGGCGATTGCCAAGCTGAATAAGGAAATTGAAAAAGCCGTCGGCACGCAGATTCAGAAAATGCGGTCACTCGAGGAGCAACAAGCCGAGATGAAAGAGGCTATGCTTGAGGCGATGGAAGCTAACGATGTGGACAAGTTCGATGGCGACCTAATCACCATCACTCGAGTAAAGGCGACTACGCGCACCACATTCGATTCGAAGAAATTTGCTGAGGAGCGACCAAAAACCTACGCCAAGTACCTTAAAACCAGTGCAACCAAGGCATATATTAAGCTCAAAGTCAAGGCGTAGCATGATAATTTACTGCACCGGTTGTGAGAAAGACGTAGACGCCCGACTCACCACCGGGGCGGAGTGTTATCCGTACCGACCGGACTTGGCGTTGATTCCCTTTTGGCGATGCGATACGTGCGGTAATTATGTTGGCTGTCACTATAAGACACGCAAGCCGACGACACCATTGGGCTGTATAGCGACGCCGGAGATATTGAACGCTAGGAGACACATTCACGCACTACTTGACCCCTTGTGGAAATCTAAAAAGATCAGTAGAGGCGAGGCATATGGGTATATTAGCGGTAAGATGAAACTAGGACGTAGCTATCACACAGCTGAAATCCGTTCAATCGAGGAAGCTCGAGAAGTATATAAGGTCATAATTGGACTTAAAAAGAAACTGGAAAAATAACCTATGAAAAAATACGCAAAAGAGTTTCGGTTAAGCACCGCGCCGCAGCGAAGTCCGGAATGGTATAAAGAGCGAGCCGGCTTGCCGAGTGCGAGCAGTCTGGCATTTCTATTTGATACGCTATCGGACGGTGTTACACCGAGCAGCAAAGCCAAGGAATATCTCAAACAGTTGGCGTTCGAGCGCAAGTTCGGCGTTACCTACGAGAGATTCGACAGTATCGCGATGAAACAGGGCAGATTTTATGAGGATTTTGCCAAGATGGTATACCAGCGCGATACCGGCAACAGACTTACGGAGGCATTTTCGTACGTGTCAGATTGGTTTATTGCAACACCGGACGCAAACGTGCAGGAGGTGACGATCGTGGACGATATCGAAGTTCTGGGCGAAAAAGGGCTTCTCGAATGCAAAGTGTTGGGCGATAAGGCTTTTTTGACGGCGATTGGCGAAGGTCTGTCGATCGATCATGAACGTCAGACGCAAGCGCAGATGATGGCGAGTGGGCTGGATTGGGTGGATTACATCGTAGTCAATATTAAGACTCAAGCCTATTTCATTCTGCGAGTTCACCGTAATAACAAGTTGATTAAGCGCATTTACGAGCGATTGCACGAGCCGCTTGATTTACCCGAGCTGGAAGACCTCGGGGTGAAGCGATTTGATCTCGACCTAATGCGCGAGTTCATGGGCGAGAGTACATCAAAAATATCGAGCACATTTATAGACGATTTACCATTTTAAAGGAGAAAAATATGGAAAGTATGAAAGATATAGCAATTATGTTCCTGGCAAACGCCATTTACCACGAAGTCATCACCGAAGATCAGGCGTTCAATTCACTCAAGGCGATGGACGCATCATCACATGGTACCCCTGATGAATTGGATGCGAGAGCAAAAGCGTTGTCACCTATTGTTGGAAACTTAATCGTGAGATATAAGGGAGAAAGCGAATAATGAGAAAAATCACCGTTATCCACGTCCCGTCAGAATACCCGTTGGGTACGACTGATGGCACTGATTACACGATCACCCCAATACGATAATAAACTATTGAACTGTTGACTTTGCTATGCTATATTAGAGGTAGAGCAAACGCAAAGCTACAAGAAAAGGAGAACAACATGAGTCAATTAACATTTGTACTCGGGAATAGCGGTACCGGTAAATCTACTAGTTTACGCAATTTCACGAAAAAAGACGGTATCGGTTACGTTACCGCGACCGGTAAACCGCTACCGTTCAAAAGCGATATCCCGCAGCTTCACGCGAAAAGTTACGCCGACCTGATGGTGGCGATCCAGAACAGCAAAGCACCAATCATAGTCATCGACGACTTCAACTACTTTATGACTTTTGAAGAATTTTCGAAGGCGAGCATAAAGGGGTACGATAAGTTTACCGAAATGGCGGTCAACGTCGTCAACGTTATCGAAGCAATCACGACCAAAGAGAGCGACCAGCGTTTCTACATTCTGGCGCACACAGAGTCGAGCAGTGACAAGAGCAGTGATTTTGGCCAGCTCAAATTGAAAACCACTGGCAAAATGGTGAGCGATAAGTTCGTACCGGAGGGTTTGACCAACCAAGTGATCGAAACCGCAGTTATCGACAAGGAGTTCGTGTTTAAGGTGAAGACCGACGGTACCGGTATCAAAACGCCGATGGGCATGTTTGACACCGACACCATCCCGAACGACTTGCGTGTCCTGGATGAAAAAATTAAAGCGTTTTACGCATAAGGAGGCAACCGAATGGATGCAAACGGGCGAGCAGAACAAGAGCGAAAAGAATTAGTTGAAAGCTACGGCGGTAAAGCCGTTGGATTAAGCTTCAACCCCTCAAATTTAGTCGCAGTAGATGTCATCAAGACGCAATACGCCGGGATTATCAACGATCTCGATAAAACTCGCAGTGATGCGACCGACGGTGAAGTGAAGCGTCTATGTTCGATTGCGATCACGGAAGCCCAAACCGCACAAATGTGGGCAGTAAAAGCATTAACCTGGAAGGAAAAATAATGGCACAATCAGAAGACGAGAAATTACAAAAAGACCTATTCGCAGAGCTTGAAAAAAATGATGTGAAGGTCTCCGGCGACAAAGCCAAAGAGATGAAAGACAATATTGTCAACGATCGTGGCTCGGCTAACTACCTTGGGATTGGTATTCACGAAGTGTTTATCCAGTCTATCGAGCTTATCAAAGCTAACTCGGGTACCCTCGGTATGCGTCTTAGGGTTGAGAACGCCGACGGTAAAGGCGATGCGACATTTTGGTTGAGTGAGGCAGCATTGCCATACACCATCGAAAACATCAGTCGTCTAGTGGTGCATAACACCGTCGAGGAGAAAAAAGAGGCAGCTCGCAATTTCATGAGCAATATCGTCAGCGCCAAAGAGTTGTTGGCTGTTGCTCGGGAGAAGCTGATCGATGGCTTTGCGTACCTTTCAATCAAAGAAAGCAAAACGCAGACTTATACCGATTCAAAAACCGGCGAGATCAAACCTAGCCTCGAGAAGAATTTGACCAGCTGGAAGCCCAAAGCGGACGTCCAACAAACCGTAGCCAGCGTTGTCGGTGGCGAACCGGTCGATACGAAAATTAAACTCGATATCCCTTTCTAATAATACTGAGGCGATACGCCTCGTTATGGGCAGCTTAGTATGTGGTGGAGGGAAAATTACTTATAGAGAGACTTGGGGTAAATTTAGAAAACGGCGGTTGTGCAACGACCCAATCCCATTTCACCTTTCTTTGTAGCCTTTGCGCCCGATATCACAGTCAAGCTGTCCATATTGGGGCGTATCGAGCTGGGTTGGCGGCATTTGAGAGAGCCGCCAACCCGGTGGGGGAAATGATATGCTAGAGAGTAAATTTAAGGCAAAAGAACGAAAGTACTTCGAGGGTATCGGCTGGAAATTCATCCAGCTCGATCCCGGCGCCGGTGTACCAACTGGTTTTCCAGATACGTTGGTGCTATCTCCAAGGGGATACGCTTGCTACACCGAGTGGAAAAAGTCAAAAAACGCCAAACATCAACCGTTACAAGATTACTGGAATAAGAAACTTAACGAGATGGGGCATGACGCATTTTTTATATACCCGTCGAACGTAGAGGAATGGAGAAATGAAATCATCCGAAAGTCAAACGATGCTATTTCCTTCACAGGAAAACTATCTTAGTAACCTCGGCAATCGACCGTATATGTTTTGCGGCACCGGCGCTGGCAAAACCCGTATGGCTATGTTCAGAGCCAAGCGAGCTGGCTACGATAAGGTGCTCGTAATCACTCCTGCGACCGTGCGAGATACGAGGCAATGGGAGGGCGAGTTAGAGGAAATCGGGCTGGAGTTCGACCGACTTCAGGTTGAGGGTTTTAGTTTTTTACAGAAATTCAAAACACTTGACTTCACCAAGTACCGCGATTGGTACGTCATTATCGACGAAGCGCACAAGATAAAAAATAGTCAGAGCCTTCAGGGAATGGGCGCATGGAAACTCTGTGCGGCAGCTGGTGACTACTCGTTATTATCTGCAACACCGATGAGTAAATGGGCGGATGCCGTCAATTACGCTAAAATCACTGGGCTGGTGACACATAAAACCGAGTTTTACCGTCGATTTGTGGTCGAGCAAAAGTCGTTCGCCCACAAGGGGATGGATATTGTCGGTTATCGCGATACCGATACGCTGGCACGCTGGTGGAATAGTATCGCCTTGCGTGGTCGGTCGGAAGACTTTGTGGAGCTACCAAGCAAACAGGTCATTGATATCCAAATACCAATCAAGCGCAAGGGCTATATCGAGATGATTAAAACCCGTATGCGAGATGACGAACCGCTCGATTCAGCACCGAAGCTCAACTGGGCATTACGTCAGTACGCTGAGGCATCACCCGAGAAGTTGGCGTGGGTCGTCGATAAGGTTGATGGATTAGAGAATTGTATCGTCTTCGTCAACACGATCGCGGCACTCGAAGCCCTGAGTGATAAGTTCACTAGTGCGGGGATCAAGCACGGACTCTGGTTTAGCGGTAAGAAGGATCGATACCGAGACCACAATGTGATGATTATGCAATACCAGAGTGGTGGCACTGGCTTGAATCTTCAAAAATTCAATGCCACGATATACCTATCGCCGACTTACAGTTATACCGATCATCACCAGGCGGAAGGCCGAACTTGGCGCACGGGTCAAACCAAGCGCTGCACCTTTTATCAGCTGCGAGCCACTAACACGATCGATGAAGCTATTTATGCGGCACTCGCGGAGAAGCGCGACTTTGACGACAAGCTAGTAGGCGTGGATAACGTGATGGAGGTACTAGGATGATAAAAACACGAAGACCGCTAAATGAGCGAAGTATCGTCGTTTATCCCGCTGGCGGGCATTCTCTATTATTCAGAAATTATGTGTTCATTTGGGATATCCGTGACGCCTGTACGGCGGGTGATGAGTGCATAAATAAGGACGAGCACTGGACGTTTGACGGGCAAATCTTCTATCGAAAGGAGCTAGAGCGATGAAAGACTTTGAGCCACGACCATTTCAACAGGGAGTTTTCAAGGAGCTGACCAAGAAGCAGCTTCGTGAGATGCCGTTCCCACCTATGCGCGGTCGGATGTACTACGGAGTTGACTTATCTCGGGAGAACGGCGATAAGAGTGTTATCTTCGGGGCGAAGATGGACAATAAAGGTCGAATCGTTGCGATGCACATTGATGAGTATACCAATATGCCAGACTACAAGTGGTATCGAAACCCGATAAAATGGTGGAAATGGCGCAGGCTCATTAAGGGTATTACCCGTAAGGAATGGATAGGAAAATGGAAGAGTTAACTCCATTACTCAGTTTCGCCTGGCGTGGCACAAACGGCTCGCCAGGAGTAAGACCTCACGCTTTGCCGATTGAAGGTTTTGAAGACTACCTCATCAGAGGTGATGGGATTGTATTTACTATGAAGTATGGAAACACCAGAGAGAAAAAACACGTCAAAGGAGCGCACGGCTATCGTATTGTCGCTTTATATAGAAATGGTAAGGCTACGATGAAATATGTTCACCGGTTGGTTGCCGAGGCGTTCATACCAAACCCAGACAATAAACCACAAGTAAATCACCTTAATGGAGATATCACTGACAATCGAGCAGAAAACCTCGAGTGGGTCACTGGTTCGGAGAATCAACTTCACTCGTATAAGTTGCTTGGTCGAATGCCTAGTGGTGGCGTACCAAAACGTCGAGTAGTTTGTGTAGAAACAGGGGTAATCTACGATTCTATTGCCGAGGCTGGTGTTTTGTCTGGTCTTGGCAGGATAAATATATCTCACGCCATAAACGGTAGGCAGGAGACCTCTGGCGGATTAACTTGGAGGCACTACAATGGATGAATTGCAAAATCTACTGTCATTCGCTTGGAAGGGGAGCAAAAAGAATAGGTGGACATCTGACAAGTGGGGTGATGATAAGAATTGCCGACCGCTGGAAGACAGTAAAGCGCC